TGGAAAACATAAAGGCAATACCATTAAAATATTTATCCTACGAGGAATATAATGAAAGATACAGAGAAAGAGATGCTAAACCAGACACGGATAAATTTGCTGATCCTGAATTTGTGTATACAACATATAATGACGAGTTGGGTCTTACACCAATACCAGACACGAGCAACAGAACAATAAAATTTGATTACTACATAACAAATACTGCCTTATCGGCTTACAATGATACAGGGATAATACCTACCAGATTTGAACCCGTAGTAAATGCTCGTGCAAAGTACTACACCTACATGTTTAGGTCAGATGTACAAACAGCACAATACGCCCTCAAAGAATACGAAGATGGTATTAAACGGATGAGGGTAGAATTAATAAACAGAAAGAATTACATGAGGGCAGTATAAGTGGCTGACTTAAGTGAAACCGCTGCATTTCCATTTGTATGTGAAGGTGGGTTAGTTCTTAACCAATCTACATTTATAATGAAACCCGGACAAGCACTTGAGCTTCTTAACTTTGAGCCTGACATTGATGGTGGTTATAGAAGAATAAGTGGCTTCAGCAAATACGTAACAGCCATTGTGCCACAAACAAGTGCATCAAGTGAAGAGGTATTGATGGTTGCAACGTTTGGATCAACTGTTGTTGCAGCAAGAGGTGAAAAAATATTTAGTGCTACTCCCGGTGGATCAAGTTGGACAGAACGTAATAGTGGCAGATCAAGTGCAGGCACGTATGATTTTGAAAGATTTAACTTTGATGGCAACGACAAGTTGATTGTTGTAGATGGTGCAAATGATCCCACAGTGTTTAACACATCATTTAGTGCGACAGACATAACAGAAAGCTCTGTAGAAGGTGCAAAACACGTTGTGGCTTTTAAAAATCACATGTTTTATTCTGGTATGTCTACTACACCACAAGAGGTAGTATTTAGTGTTCCTTTTGATGAAGATGCTTTTAGCAGTGGTTCAGGAGCAGGTAGCATTAAAGTTGATGACACAATTGTAGGACTTAAGGTTTTCCGTGATAATTTATTTATCTTTTGTGAAAACAGAATATTTAAACTTGGTGGTAGCTCGTCTAGTGACTTTACTGTTGTACCAGTTACAAGAAACATAGGATGTGTAAATGGGCAGACTATACAAGAATTTGCAGGTGACCTTATTTTCTTAGGTCCTGACGGACTACGTACCATCGCAGGTACTGCAAGAATTGGTGACGTTGAGTTAGGTACAATAAGTTCTAACGTGCAAAGTTTGTTTGATGCTAACTTATCTGATTCAGGTAGTTTTACATCTATAGTTATACCCAACAAAACACAATATAGAATATTTTTTACAAAAAGTGGAACAGGCGAAAATGCAACTGAAGGGGTTATATGTGTTCTTAGAGGGCAACAATTTGAATTTGCAGAAATAAAAAGCATAAGACCAACATCAACAGATACGTTTGTATCTTCAGGTAATGTGATAGCTTTACATGGATCAGGAGATGGATTTGTATATAGACAAGAGTCAGGTAATGATTTTAATGGCACTGCTATTTCGGGAAGATATCGTAGTCCAGATTTAACAATGAATGATCCGGGAATACGAAAAAATATGCAAAGAGTAATAGTTAACTTTGCTCCTGAATCGTCAATTGATGCAGACTTATTTGTTAGATATGATTATGAAAGTAAAAACTCAGCACGACCTGCTGCTTACCCACTAGACTCAGGAGACATAGCAGCCATATATGGAACTTCCACATATGGAACAAGTTCATCTGTATCGGGAACATACGGTGGAGCATCACAACCACTTGTAAGACAAGCAGTAGAAGGATCAGGCTTTGCAGTGGCTTTACGAGTGAACGATGGGGGAACAACTGCACCATATTCACTAAAAGGATTTCAACTAGAATATCAATTAGGAGCAAGAAGGTAAATGGCAGGATACTCAGCTAGACAATCGTCATATTCTGACGGAGACGTGATAACTGCAGCTCAGAGTAACAGTGAATTTGATGCGTTAGTATCAGCATTTAATGTATCGAGTGGACACAGTCACGATGGTTCAACTGCAGGTGATGGTGGCCCAATTACTAAATTATTTGGTAACTCACTTATTTTTGGAGATGGTACAACAGACCAAGATATAACTGTTGCATTTAATGCAAATGGTAATGACGGTGAATTTAAATGGATGGAAGACGAGGATTATTTTGAATTTAGTGATGACATACTTATTGCTTCTACAGAGAAGCTACAATTCAGAGATACAGCTATATACATCAATTCAAGTGCCGATGGACAACTTGACCTCGTAGCTGACACAGAGATACAGATTGCAGCCACGACCATTGATATAAATGGTAATGCAGATGTATCAGGCACACTTACATATGGTAGTTTATCTGACGGTGCAATAACTATTACAGCATTTGTTGATGAAGATAATATGGCTTCCAACAGTGCTACTCTTGTGCCTACACAACAATCTGTAAAAGCTTACGTTGATACTCAGTTGACTGCTGAAGATTTAGACTTTCAAGCTGATAGTGGTGGTGCGTTAAGCATTGACCTAGACAGTGAAACTTTAACATTTACAGGTGGTACAGGTATAGACACATCTGGTAGTGGCAATGCTGTTACCTTTGCAATAGACTCCACTGTGACTACATTAGCAGGTTCACAAACACTTACAAATAAAACATTAACAAGTGCTGTACTAAACGGAACAATATCAGGTACATCGATTAAAGATGAAGATGATATGACTTCTAATTCAGCAAGTCATTTAGCCACTCAACAATCAATCAAAGCTTACGTTGATGCACAGATAACTGCAGAGGACTTGGACTTTCAGGCTGATAGTGGTGGTGCATTAAATATTGACCTCGATAGTGAGACACTTACATTTACAGGTGGCACAGGTATTGACACAAGTGGTAGTGGTAACGCTGTTACTTTTGCAATAGATTCTACTGTAGCTACGTTATCAGGTTCACAAACACTTACTAACAAAACTTTAACAACGCCCATAGCAAATGCAGGTGTTCAGTTAAAAAATGGTGCGACCAGTGCAGGATTTTTAGAGTTTTTTGAAGATAGTGATAATGGTACAAACAAGGTAACACTTATAGGTCCTGCATCAACTGGTGATGTAACGGTTACATTGCCGTCAACAGCAGGAACTGTTGCACTAACCAGTGATATAGCTGTCACTGCTTCTAGCACTACTACGTTTACAAATAAGTCAATAGATTCTGATAACAATACCATTACTAATATTGTGAACGCTGATATTAAATCTAGTGCTGCAATAGCCGACACTAAACTAGCAACAATCTCAACAGCTAACAAAATATCACTGACTGCATTGGATATAGATGGTGGTACAGATATAGGTGAAGCAGTTGCCGATGCAGACTTGTTTATTGTTGACAATGGTGCAGGTGGTACAAATAGAAAAGTAACAGCTTCTGCACTTAAAACATATGCAGGTGGAGCTTCAGCAAGTAAAGGCTTTGCAACAGCTATGGCAATAGCATTATAAAAGGAAAAAGAAATGGCACAAGACTTTAGAAATCAATTTCAAGATGACTTACCTACAAGTCATAATGATACAAATAGTTTACTGTGGACTGGTGGTGATTTTGATGCACTTATTAGTATTAGATTAGCAAATGTGTCTACTGCACAAGCTACAGTAGATGTCTACATAAGAAATTCATCTGTAGATTATTATCTAATTAAAAATGCACCAATCCCAGTCGGAGGTAGTTTAGAATTGATTGATTCAGGCTCAAAGATTGTTGTCAAGAATGGTGATGTTTTATATGGCATAGCAAGTGCAGCAAGTGCCATTGATGCAGTTGTCTCAGCAGTTGATACTATTAGTGAATAGGAGATAGAGTATGGCATACATAGGAAATGACGTACCTGCTAACTTCCAATCTCTACCATCTGTTGTAAGATTTAATGGTACAGGTTCAGAAGACGAATTTAATTTAGGTAGAACAATATCTAATGTGCAATCAATAATTGTATCAGTAGATGGTGTTGTACAAGACAGTTCTAAGTACACTGTACCTGATGGCACAACTCTTACTTTTGGTTCAGGTGAAATACCCCCTGCAGGAACAGGTAATGTCTTTGTATACTTTCTCGGATTAGCAGCAGGAAATGTAACACCTGCACCTGAGAACAAAGGTAACTTCAAGAATGGTGGCATGTTCAGAACTAATGCACAAGCCTTAGATACAGACATAACAATACTTGCTACAGAGAACGCAAATGTTACAGGAGACCTTACAGTTAACAGTGGTGTTACATTGACGGTAAATAGTGGTGGAAGGTTGGCAGTATTATGAGTAGTTTAAAAGTAGACAACATAACAGGTCGTGGTAATGCAGGTTTTACAGGTTCTGTAAAAAGTGAAGGTGGTAACACTACCACAGATTTACAACAAGGGTTGGCAAAGGCTTGGGCAGATATAGCAGCAGGAGTAGGTAGTTCCATGCCTGACAGTTTTAATTGTTCAAGTATTGACGATGATGCATCAGGTGAATGTGGAGTAAATATCGCAAGTGATATGAGTAGTGCTAATTATTCAGCACAAGTTACTATAATTTTTGGACACGCTGCAGATGATAGTAATAGCCTTAGAACTGCAACCATTGAAAGTACGGCTACTGGTGCAGTAGAATTAGATTTTTCTTATGTAAACGGTAGTGGTCTTCATGTTGCCCAAGACCTTGAAACAGGTGCGAGTACTATAATTCACGGAGATTTAGCATGAGTACATTATCAGTAGATGCAATCACAGGTAAGTCTACCTCAACAAACATAACCATTGGCTCAACACCTGTAGTGAGTGCAAGTGCAAACTCCTTGACTATTAGAGGTGAGGGTTCAGCACAGACAAGTATTCAGCAAGGGTTATGTAAATCGTGGTGGTTTGTTACTGGAACTGGAACTGCTGTAATTACTGATTCTTTTAATGCAAGTGGAATTGTTGATAATGGACCGGGAGATTACACAGTTTCAATAGTCAATGACATGGCTAATGCTACTTATTCAATAGGGGGTATGTGTGGGATAGCATCAAGTACAGATGTTACATCAAGAAACGTACAACCTTTTGGTGGAGCAATATTAGCAGGAAGTTTGAGATACAACACAACAACTAATGATGCAAATGTAGACAATGACCAAGATGGCATAAACTATATTCAAATATTTGGAGACCTCGCATAATGGCAAACGGAACAATAGCATTTGATACATTATCAACAAGTGGACAGATAACAGGAACAGCTAAGTCTGTGGATACAGATTATGTTGTGAATGGTAGTGCGAAGTCATTTGAAACACACGATGGTGATTCAACAACTTTTTTAGAAAGTTTTAATATGTCTAGTATTACTGATGGTGATGCAGGTATATGTTCTCCAGTTTTTACTAATAACATGACTAGTAAAAACTATTTTACTGCTGCTTCAGGAGGTGCTGAAAGTACAAGTTTTAGTGCACCTCGTTCTGTGAGACATGACACATCGAGTTCAACAAGCACTTATACTTATGCAATAGTTAACTCATCTAATGGTCTTGTTGATAGAGCTTATACAACATCTTGTAATATTGGAGACCTTGCATGACAATAGAAACACCAGAATTTCAAGGCACACATCTTTGGGATAGATTGTGTTGGGCAAAAGAAAAGCTAGAGCCACACAGAACAGAATACTGTGTCGTATGGGAAGACCCTGAAGAGCCTGATGCACCTGCAAAGATTACACATCCTGACCCTAATTGGATGGCTTGTGCATTAAAGGGTGGCATACTTCCACCTGTAGAAGCCTATTGGGAACTTGCTAAAGATGAAGCCAAGCCTGACTTTGTAAAGCATACAAGAGGATACTTGTTACATAACACTAAACCTATTGAAGCTATGACAGAAGAAAGAGCAATAGAATATCTTATTATGAAAGACTTACCGAGACATGTATGGCAAGACTACGACAGAGCCAACAAACCTCGTATGCTCATTTGTACTAAATCACAACTGCCAAGCACTAGAGTATGGCGAAATGCTTGGAGAATTAATGAAGAACTAACCATACATAATGAAAAAGCTGCTTAAAGGAGAAACCAATGGCAACAACAAACATAGCAGATAAAGATGGAAATCTTATTAATGCAGCAGATGCAACTATACCATCAGATAGACATTTTAGAAATGCATGGACATTATCTGGCTCAACAATAACTGAAGATTTGACTGTAGCTAAAACTATATTCAAGGATAAGATAAGGGAAGTAAGAAAGCCTTTATTAGAAGCTGAAGATGTAGTTTATATGAAAGCAATGGAAGCTGATGATGCAGATGCTAAAGCTGCAAGTGTAACTAAGAAGACTAATCTTAGAAATGCTCCTGCTGCAAGTGCAATCACAAATGCTTCAAGTATATCTGCACTCAAGGCTGCTTGGGATACAGATGTATTAGGTGACAGTCCATACGCATAGGAGTAACGAATGGCTTTAACACAAATAAACAGAGGTGGTTTAAATACTGGAGTTTCTGATTCTAGTAATGCCACCTTTTTGACTGTTGATAGTTCTGAACAAGCAGTTATAAAATCTGAAGGTGGTGCAGCAACTACATCTGTACAACAAGGGTTGGCTAAAGTGTGGGTAGCTTTTGATACTCCAACTACTTCCAATGGTCAAACAATAACAATGACAGATTCCTTTAACATGACATCTTCTACTGACAATGGAACAGGACAAATAATGCTTGTTTTTGCTAATGACATGGCTAATGACGATTATGTAATTAGTATTCAAGGTGGTGAATCAAGTAATTTGGCAAGTGTTGATACTGGAACTAAAGCAACTGGACAAATAAGAATTGAAACATTTAATGTATCCGAAACCTTAGTTAACTGCCCTACTTGTTCTGTAATTTTTGGAGATTTAGCATAATGGCATACATAGGCAAATCTCCTTCACAGGGAGTTCGTAGTAGGTTTCAATACCAAGCTACGGCAGGTCAGTCTAGCTTCAGTAGCACTGATGCAAACGGATTGACACTTACCTACACAGATAGTTTGTACATGGATGTATATCAAAATGGTATACTACTTGTACCCGGTGATGATTACACTGCAACTACAGGCACAACTGTTGTATTAGTTCAATCTGCTAGTTTAGATGACATCATTGAGATGGTAGTCTATGATGTGTTTTCTGTACCAGATGCAGTTAGTCAGAGTGCAGGGGGTAACTTTAGTGGTGATATATCTTCAGGTGGTTTGCCTGTAAAGGTTGCTGGAAAAGAATCTATGTTTATTCCTGCTGGTGGAATGAAGCCCACAGTAAGTAACGGTTGTGCCAATCATGCTAGTGTTGAGACAACGGCAGGTAGACCTGATATGATTGTATTAGATTTTGACAAAGATTCAGATGAACATGCACAATTTCAAATATGTTTTCCAAAAAGTTATGATTTAGGTACTGTTACTTTTCAAGTTTGGTGGACTGGATTAGCTGCAACTACAGGTGTCGCTTGGGGATTACAAGGTGTAGCAGTATCAAACAATAGCACTATAGATGTTGCGTATGGCACTGCTGTGGTCGTAACAGATAATGCTCAAGGAGCAGTTGAAGAAGTTTGTGTTACTGCTGAAAGTGGAGCAGTTACAATAGCAGGAACTCCTGCAGATGATGACATAATTTTCTTTAGGTTTTTTAGAGATGTTTCAGATGGTAATGATGATATGGCAGGAGATGCTAGATTATTAGGGATAAAATTATTTTTTAATACAGACGCAAAGAATGATTCTTAATGGAGACACTTAATGAGTGGTAATTTTGGTAATTTAAGTATGACTTTTCTTCAAAGTGAAGAAATTTGCAAAACTAATCAATTTCCAGTTGTTTCTGGTGGTAATTCTTCTACTGATGGTGATTATAAAGTACACCAATTTACCTCTTCTGGTACAGCAATTATACACAACGGATATGACACAACATATGGTGATGTAATGGATTTTCTAGTTATCGGTGGTGGGGGAACTGGTGGTGGAAATTTCAGAAGTGGTGGTGGAGGTGCTGGTGGATATCGTAATTCTTATGCCTCTGAAAGTTCTGGTGCTAATGCTAGTTCAGAAGCAGTGGTTCATTCAATAAACGCACATTACGATATTACAGTTGGAGCTGCTGGTGGTAGAAATTCAAATGCTGCTGGTGGTGCTGGAACTTCCAGTACTTTTGCTTCAGTAACATCTCATGGAGGTGGTGGTGGTGGAAATTATGATTCTGCTGCCGTAGCAGGAACTTATGGTTCTGGTGGTGGTGCTGGTCATGGAAACGGAGGAGCATATAATGGTTCAGATGGAACAGCAGGACAAGGTAAAAATGGTGGGGATTCTGCAGACACAGGAAATGGAGCACAACAAGGTTCTGGAGGTGGTGGTGCAAATTCGGATGGAGCAAATGGAGGTTCTACCTCAAACGTGACAGGTGGTGGTGCTGGGTTAGCAAGTTCAATCACAGGTTCTTCTGTCACTAGAGCTGGTGGTGGTGGAGGTGGAAACTATGAAAACGGTGGAACTTCTGCTGGAGGTTCTGGAGGTGGTGGTGCTGGAGGTTCTGGGGAAAATGCTGCTGGAGTCAATGCTACTGTTGATAATTCAGGCTCTGGTGGTGGTGGTTCTGCATGGTCTGGTCAAAATGGTGGTCTTGGCATGGCAGGTCTAGTGGTAATAAGATATAAGTTTCAGTAGGTAAAAAATGGCACATTTTGCAGAACTAGATAAAAATAATATTGTACTTAGGGTTTGTGTTGTTGATAATAATAATGTACCTAGCGATAAACATATTGATGGAGAAACTTGGTGTAAAAATTTCTGGGGTGGTAACTGGAAACAGACTTCTATTACAGGTAGTTTTAGAAAAAGATTTGCATCGGTCGGTGGAAAGTATGATACAACAAATGATTGGTTTCAATCACCCAAACCGTATAGTTCATGGTCTTTAGACAGTAATGGAGAATGGCAACCCCCTAAACCTTATCCTGATAGTGGAAAACATGTGTGGAATAACGATTTAAACGATTGGGTTGAAATAGAATAGGAGTAAAGATGACTAAAGCAGCAGAATTAGCAAAGATGGGTGAAGTCATAACCAATTCACAGATTGGTGGGCGAAGGAATATTGTCATCAATGGTGCGATGCAGGTGGCACAGAGAAGCAGTTCAGCAGTTACAGGACTTGGTGCGAGTGCAGGATATTTTACAGTAGATAGATTTAAAATGCACTTTGCAAATACAGCAGGTCGTTTAACAATGTCACAAGAAGCCATTACAGATTTAAGTGGTTTTTCCAAAGCTATAAAACTAGATTGTACTACAGCAGATACTTCTATTGCAGCAGGTGAACTTGCTTCAATACAAACTAGATTTGAAGGGAATGATTTACAACAATTAAAAAAGGGTACATCTGACGCAGAAAAAATAACAGTATCCTTTTATGTTAAAGGAAATGCAAGTGCTACATATACTTGCGAACTATATGACAATGATAATAGTAGACACAATGGGCAAGAGTTTTCTGTTACTACAAGTTGGACAAGAGTTGTACTTACTTTTGCAGGAGATACTACAGGTACGTTGGACAACGATAACGCTAATAGCTTTCAAATAAACTGGAATTTACACGCAGGTAGTACATATACAGGTGGTACTTTTTCATCAAACACTTGGAATACTACAACTAATCAAAGAATAGGTGATAATCAAACATCTTTTTTTGATAGTGATGCTAGAACATTCTTTATAACAGGAGTCCAACTAGAAGTAGGCTCACAAGCCACACCATTTGAGCATAGGTCATTTGGAGAAGAATACCAGCTTTGCCAAAGATATTATCAAGAACTTACAGGCAGTGTAGATAATAGTGCTTTGGCAGACAGTCAGCAGTTTTTATTTCCTATGTTAGCTTATAATACAACTTTAGGTCTTGGTACTGTAACTTTTACTACACCAATGAGAGCTGCCCCAGCTATAGGATATAGTGCTGTAGGACATTTTTTAAAATACTCAGCAGGTCGTGGTGACAATGTAACTGGCTTAGAATTATATGATGCAGCAGAAAATGCTACCACAAGAACGGCTTCTGTTAATGTAACTAGTGGTGATTCTGTAGCAGGAGGAGGTTTTGTAGCTACACAAAACACTGCTGCAAGATTAAATTTTGATGCAGAACTATAGGAGTAGACATGAATTTTGAAAACCCAAAATATGTTAAAGGCAAAGATGATAAGATTGTTGCTATATCAGCAGTTGTAGATGGTAAAAATATATGTATGCCTAAATCTGTAAGTAACAGATATTATGATGCAATTCTTGAGTGGGTAGCTGAAGGCAACACAATAGCTGAAGCAGACTAAGGATGAAAATGAGTATGCAACCTGAACTAAAAGTACAACTAGAACTTGATGCACACGAGAAAGAATGTGCCATCCGTTATCAAGCAGTCAATGACAAGTTAGAAGGCTTAGACAAAAGAATGTGGCGAATAGAAGCTATGTCTATGGTGGGAACTTTAGGTGTGGTAGCTTTAGTAGTCGCAATAGTAATGAAGTAAGGATTAAAGTATGGCAGAAACTGACACAACTTTAGAAACAGAAACAGAAACAGAAGAAGAAGAAGTAGGAATAACTCCCCCTTCAACTCCTGTTACTGATGTTCAAAAGACAGTAGAAGAGAGGGCAGGAGCTACTGAGCTACCTGATGGTACTAAATACACTCCTACAGTTCAAAAGGTACAAGATAATGAACTTCTTGATAAGCCTGACGCTCTTTCCACAACTGATGAAATAAGTGCTAGCACTGTATCTACAGATGATTTAGACGTTGATTTACCTACAGACCAAACTGCTGAGACATATGATGCAAAAACTATAGAAGAGGGAGATTTACCTGACGCAGATGCCGCACAAGGCGAGTTATCCGACGGATCAACTGCTGACTTTGTGAAAGGAACTGTAAGTGATAAGGCAGAAGCTACAGCTGCAACGGGAACAGTATCCGAAGAGTCTACTGTCCAATACCAGCTAGGAGAATTGTTTTCTTCCTTTGAGGAAGGTAAACCTCTACCCCCGTGGGCATCACCTGCCGTCAGAAAAGTTAGTGCAATCATGCAGTCGAGAGGAATGGGTGGTTCTAGCATGGCTTCTGCGGCCATAACGCAAGCTCTTATGGAATCAGGTATTCCTATAGCTAAAGCTGATGCTGATCGTTATGGGCAGATGGAAATGGCTAATCTGAATAATGAACAGCAAACTGCCTTACAAAATGCTTTGACTTATGCGGCTATGGATAGAGCTAATCTCGATGCTAGAACAAAAGTTAACATTAACAACGCTCAAGCGTTCTTAGCTATGGACTTACAAAATTTAAGTAACGAACAAAAGATGAAAGAGGTTGACTACGCAGGACAGATGCAAGCTCTCACATCCAATCAAGCAGCAGAAAATTCAGCGGCTCAGTTTAATGCTCAATCACAAAATCAAATAGATGAGTTCTTTGCAGAACTAGGGGCCCAAATAGAAACAGGTAACATGAATCGTAAAGCTGCTCAAGACCAATTTAACGCAAGTGAAAAAAATGCAGTCGCTCAATACAATGCATCTCTAAATGATTCTCGTGAAAAATTTAACTCACAGATGGCTACACAAATAGCACAGTCAAATGCTGTGTGGCGTAGAGAAATAAACACAGCAGAGACTGCTAACGAAAATGCGGCCAACCAAATGAACGTTCAAAATCTACTTGGTATAACTCAAGCTTCTCTCGATGCACTGTGGCAACGATACAGAGATGAAGCAGGGTGGGCGTTAAAGATAGCAGAGAGTCAAGAGCAACGGTATCACGAGATAGGATTACTTGCTATGGAGATAGATGCAAATACTGATCTGTATGAGATGGAAAGTGATGCTACGTTCAGCACGGAATTAGGCAAAGCTATATTGAATGGTGTGTTTAAAGTAGGTGGCAAGTTTGTTGATAATGCTTAGGAAAGGTTAAAGTATGTGGGAATTTTTAAGTGGTGTTTGGGGTGGAATATCTAGTACAGTAGGGTCAGCCTATGATACAGTTTCAACTTTCGTAGAGGATACCTACGATGATTATTTTACAGACTATAGCAAAGATAGTATGTCTAATTATTTTACTCCAGACAGGGGATCAAGCACATCATCTGCACTAGGAGCAGCAATGGAATTTGCTGGTGGTTTTATGGAGGTTGTATCACCTGCTGATGGTTCTCCTACTCAAATGCCTTCATCTAAGAGAAGAAGAGTATCTGCACCAAGTAGCAGAGCAAGTGCAGGTCAGTTTAACGTAAGTAAAAGTAACATGGCAAACTTACAATTTGGCTATACACCGAGAGTAAATGATGCTATAATAAAAGCAAACGCAAGTAAAGTTCCCTCTATAGAAATGGCAGTAGCACAGATGATGAACTACAAAAGTTCACGAGGTGCTACCATAAAGCTACAAGGTGCTAAACCACCGAGTGTGGCTGCCCGAACTAAAAAGCCATCATTTGCTCCTAAATACTATGGATAATAATTATGATAAACACTCAAAAAAGAAAAGACCTACAAGTAAATCGTTTTAACAAAGCTCCTCCCGGATGGTCTCTTACTGAGCCTAAAGGTAAATGGGCGTGGGAAAAGCCGCCTGTAAGCTCTAGTCCTGCAAAGGCTGTTGATCTAATTATTGACAGATTAGAAACTCCCGAAGTGCGTACGCAGATGGAAAAGTTAATGGTTGCAGGGGTATCAATACAAGAGATTGTTAACGGCATTGCAATTGGTGGCTTTAGTCAAGGACAGTTTAGTCCTGATGTAGCTGAGATAATTAAAGGACCTTTGGCAGCTTACCTTATGGGGATGGCTGCTGAAGAAGAGATACCTGTAAAAGTATACAACACACGGGATGGTTTGTATAAGATGGATGAGGGTATGAGTGATGATGACATGATGAATATTATGAAAGATAGAAACCCTGATCTGTACAAGTTTATACAATCAAAGGCAGATGAGATTGATGCAGAGCCTGAGCCGACTGTTGAAAAAGGCTTTATAGCGATAGCTCCAGAAGAAGTATTAGAAGAAGGAAAAATATAATGGGATTAAGTGCAGGTGGTTTCTTTAAGAACTTTGTAAAAGGTGCAGCCCAGCAGTATAATACTAATGTTGCATATGTAGAACAACAGAAGATAGAAGAAGAACAAGCAAAGAAGAAAGAAGCACGGAAATTTGCGTCTGACAAAAAGCTTAAAATGATGGAGCTTGAGTATAAATCACAATTAGAAGGGGTAAAAAACGAAAAAGAAAAGAAAATTTTTGGTGAGTATGAGTACAGAGACTCATCTAAACCGAAGCTTACTTTATCTGTGAAAAAAAATACAATATTTCCTACTGCCAAAGACAAGTACAGCAAAGCTTTAGGTATGTATCAAAACTTAGATTTTGATCAATTAAAAAAAGAATTAACACCTGATGCTTACCGTAGTTTAGTAGATGACACTATCTCTAATTACACAGGATTTTCTACAGTTACTGATGGTAAAACTGAAGGTACAAAAGTAAATGTGTCGTACAATGCTAGATTTTATCCTAAAATAGAAAAGACCCCAGATTTAATGGATGCACTGTCGGTGCAAATTAATAGGGATGTAGATTGGACAAAAAATTACATTAAAAATGCACAGCCAAATTCTATAATAAGTGACAAGGTTGATTTTAAAGTAGAACCCAATTCTGTAACAATGAGTGTTAAAGGTTTTTATGGTTTAGATTCAAGTCAAAAATTCTTTAAGCCTGAAGATGTCAAAACAGCAGCTCAGATTGTGGGTACTAAAGATGGTGTAATAGACTTTATGAATCAAAAACAAAAACTTATGGAAAGAGAAACTTTAAAAGCACAAAAAAAATTTGGTACAGACGCTCCTTTGTTTACTGGTAGTGACTATATAAATGCTGCAGCTGTAGCCAAAAAGGCTATATCAACTTTGCCACGTAGTCAGTTAAATGAGCTGTCTCCAATGGTAGGAATAACTATAAGAGATGCTGTATTACAATTGCCTAATGGAAGAGCCATAGTAAATGACCCTCAAGTTTTTCACGATCTTGTTCGTACTCTTCTCCCTCCGGGTGCTAATCCTCCTTTGATGCAAATAAATAGTCAAGCAGCTTTAAGAGGAAAGCAAGCTATGTTTATGAAAAAGTTTGGAGCAAAAAGAGGAGCAGATATAGCAGTAAACTCTGTAAGTAAAGCTGATCAAGCTGGAAGAAGACTCCAAAGAGCTAATTCTATTAATCTACTAGTAGATTCTGGTGCAGGAACTGGTGCTGCAGCTCAAACAGAATCATATTTTGTAGGTTTAGCAGAACAATCAAAACAATTTTTTACAAGAATGACAGGCTACGAATTTACTCAGACAAGCCAACAAGTAAAAGATATTTTAACTTCTGGACAAGAAAAGGCAAATAAAGAAACTGACCCTATACAAAGGGAAATAATATTAAGAGACGCTGTCTTAAACTATAATACTACTCTTATGATATTTGATATTGCCACTATGGCACAAGATGCAGGAGGGGGATTTACTGCAGGAGGAAGCACTGTGCGACTATCTGATGGTGATGTAAGATTATCTTCAAAAGCATTAGCTGGTAGACTTCTCGAAATTCCCGGAGCAGTACAAGCAGTAGCTGGAATTATTGCTGAGTTTGCTGAAAAAGAAATGGTAATTTTTGATATGTTGGCTAATGGAGATATGGAAGATGCTAGAGCAGGGTTAGTTATGTTAAATGCCTACAGAGGTGAGTTAGGATCGTTTGTACAAGCCTTACAAGATCAAAGATTTAGTGAGATTCTCCCAACTCTAAAAGATGGAGCTAAAGAAGACGAAGAAATTAATCTACAGAAATTAATAAGCAAAGGTAAAAAAGACAACGAAGTTAAAAAAGGTGCAGGTACTAAATCTAATAAAAAAATAAATAACTTAGAGGATTTTAATTAATGGTGTCTATTAGAGAAATTCAAAGTGGCATTGTAGAAGAAGAAAACAAAGCTAATTCTGAAAATGCTTCTGTAGCACAGACTGATAATTTTTTAGATGCTGTAAATATAAAAGATAGTAGTGCAGCAGACCTTGATAAAAGATTTTTTAGTGGTGCTGTTCCTAATTCTGCAAAGATGCGTAATGAAATAGATAACGCAATAGGATATAAATCTTTTAAAACTTTCTACGATGACTATGTAGAATTTAACACAAAGTACAATAAAGGTGCAAAGTTAAAAACCAAATCTGAGCTACAAGATTTTGCAAGTCGAGGTAAATACACAAATCAAAATGGTATTGTGGTATCCGATGTTAATGATTCTCCTCTTATATCTTTTGCAGAAGGCACGAGCTACGATGATAAGATAAAAATTATGGCTAGTAACAGAGCTAGGCAGATAGAGACTGATAATTCTATAACTAATTTACCTGTTAATCGTATGTTAACCCAATTTGCAGAACCAGTAAAGGATAAGAAAGACCCAGTTCGTCTACCTAAAGGTAAACCATTCTACACTGACCTAGAGGGAAATAAGGTTGAACTTGAAGAAAGACCTCTGTTTGGTAACGTAGGGGAAGAGGGCAAAATAGTCTACGATTACGAGAACCCTGCCTTACTATTCAAAAACTTTCTTGATAAAAAGACAAATTTGAATGAATATCAAAAGTCAATGTTGATAAAAGCACAGGCTACTGAAGGGTTTATGGACACAGATAAATCTCTAGAATCTTTTCGTACTGTTAATTATGCTAAAGATATAGGAAGAATGGTAGGTAATGCTAGTTTATTTATGATTGAAGCTGGAGTTAATACCTTTGGTGATCTTAGAATAGGTGCTGACGACGAAGAAACTCCTGAGTGGATGAAGTCCATGAGACTTCCCGACACTCATATAGATTACGGTTCTGAAATATTTGCACAGAGAACGGGTATAGATGTAGAAACAGCAGAGAGAATACTTGATTGGAGTCCTGACTTTGTAGCACCAATCAAAAGAGAGTTTGTAGCAGGACTACCGATTGCAGGTGTTCTTAGTATAGGTAGACTTGGTGGAGTCATGCTACGTGATTCAGGATTCAAAAGGCACATTAAAAATAAATTTGGTGGTAAAACTTTTGATGAAGCATTTGAGATAGGCATGAAACAGGGAGAGAATTACGACTCCATGTTAACTAGTTATGCTGAAACTGGCTTTAACTCTCCATTTCTTAACAGTTGGAAAAAATCAGCTACCATAGAAGCTATAAATTCTCAGGGGGTGATGAAGAACTACTTTAGAAAAGTAGACACTACCGACATAGATAATATGATTAAAGAACTTAGTACAGACGTAGGGTTACTATCTGAGAGAAGACTTAAAAATCCTAAGTTTAATGAAGCGTGGAGAAAAAAATCAGACGAGCTTTTACTGTTAAAAAAGAAAAAATCTAACATGCACTTGACAGCTAGGATACCTTTTAAGTTCTTAAATGCCGTAAAGACAGAAGGCTTTCCTGCAATTGGTGTAGGCTTATCTAAGCACACACATCAAGAATACTTTGAAGATCAAAATGAAACTATGTTTGAGTTTGGTGGTGTTGCTTTAGGCTTGTATGGTGAGAAAGTATTAAAAGGACCAGCAGCAGGTATGCGTAGTATCTTGAACGGTACATACAGATTTGACGGTATATCTGGTGCAAATAAAAGAATAGCTGAAGATTTTGTAGGAAACTTATACGCTAAATCACCTGACCTAGCTCAAACATTTGAAAATGGGGTAGAAGCTACTTTGTCTTTAGAAAGAAGATTATTATCTTTAAAAGATGTCAAAGGTAATCCAATTATAAACAGTCCTGATATAATAAGCAAAACAATAGAAAATATAGGTGTACTTAATATATTGAAACAAACTTCAAGTTCTGCAAATAACTCTATAAAAGCAGGCGATGCTATGAATTTTAGCAAGAAATTTGTAGATTTGCAAACCAAACTTATAGACCAAAAAGGATTAAACGAAGAACTAGCCGACGCAGTTAACAAACTTAATGTCGCAGCAACTTCTCCCAATATTACAGAAGCTGATTTAAGTTTTATAAAAGGGTTAAATCGTTATGCAAAAGATAGTCAGACTTCTTTGCAAAAAGAGATAGATGAGTTCTATACGAATATAGATGACTCCACTGCTCTGTTGATGTTAAGAGCATCAGGTGCAGACATAGGAGGTGGCAAGCTTGAAGATACAGGAGAATTACTAAGAACTTTAAATATGTCTCGTAAACAAATGGACATAGCTTTAGGTAAAACAGCCGATCAAATAACAGAAGAAATGAATCAAAGACTATTAACATTTGATCAGGCAATATTAGATTTGACGAGAAAAACTGAGAACTCCAAAAGAATCGTCACTAAAGATATGACTAAGATAACAAGTCTAGCTTTTAACTACATTAAAGAAGGTAAATACCAAAGAGCATCTAACGGTTTCAACAAACTAAGAGAACAGAATAAAAACGCTTTTATGGATGTTTCTAACGTTTTTGAAACTATGACAAAGGATGATGAACTTGCATCAGACGCTGCTAAAAAAATAGGAGGAATCAAACTTTCTGCAATTCAAGAATCAGATATGGGTAACGTTTTAAATAGTGCCGCAGATAACTTCTTTAACCAAAGACCTGAATTAACAGATGCAGTCAACGCACTGAAAGAAGAGTATCCTAATGCTACATCATTAGAGATATGGTCTGCCTTAAAACAAGAAGCCGTAGCAAAAGGTAGTGATGTTATGAAGCTACCTCTTAACTTTGTAGATTTTGAATTAGTGGCATCAGGTCTTTCAAGTGCTGTGTACAAAGGCAAAGGTAACAGAAAAGTTCTACCTGTTAAAGAGATAAGAAAAGCTTTATTTGATGCTGCTGAAGATAAAAACACAGGATTTAAAGTTGGTTTTTTTGACGACTCAGGGGGTGTTCCTGTAAATCAACAGGTTATGAGTGACTATAAAAAAGTTAAAGGCGTGTACATGGACTACGCTGAAAGATATGACACTGGAACTTTAGGTGGAAATTGGACAAATACTATAGCAAGTAAAAGTGATGAAGGTATAGTATATAAAACAAAACAAGGACCTGCTAACTGGGTAGCAAAAGAAGTAAACGAATATATCAACAATGGAAAACTATCTTCTCTTACTACAGATTTCATGTCAGATATGGCTTCTGTATTTAATGGGGTGAGAATAGCAGGTGGCAAAAATTTACCTGTTACCTACCAATTTTTGGAAGGACAAAGAGGAACTAGATCATTTAAAAGTTTGATGAAAAACAACCTAAAACTGATGGCTATTAACGCTAGTTCTGGAGGTAAGGGTATACAGAAACTACGTGACGATCCTGTATTTAGAGGAAAGTTTTTAACTAGTAAAGAAGTTAATGATGGTCGAGAGATAATAGGCAACGGAGATAAAGATGGCTTCGCTGCTGTAATGTCACAAATGCAAAGTGCCACCATGTTAAGGCAAGATGGAACAGTAACGCCTTTATTTAGTCAAGCTGACATTGATTCTATATATGATGTAGGTGGAGTGGATGAGCTTATACGAGTTAGTAAGCCTGCTAAATTATACTTTAACAAAGCTTTAGATGACACAAGAGATATTGTAGCACAAATACGTAAGCCTGACAGTAAAGTAGCTAGAGATTTAAAAGATGAAGCTGACTTGATGGTGAAGTATAGTTCTGATTTAAACCCACCTAATATGGCTACAATTATTAGTAAAGGTGCAGATGAGTTTGACAAGTTGAACTCTGTAAGAAGAGGATACATACGTAATTTAAAACAAAAAGGTGTAACAGGAAAAAATTTCGACGATAGAATAAGGCGATATGATAAGCACGTAGCTAAACAAACTTTAGAGTTTATACAAACAGGAGCAGTAAAACCCGTACAAGGAACAATAGGTACTGCAGCAAAACCTATACCTACTGCAGTTGACCCTGCTGCTATGTGGAAATTACTAGGAGGAGAACAGACTACTCAACAAACTAGAGTCATAAAAACCATATTTCAAAGAGCAACAGGGGATGATAAACTATATGAAAACTTACAAGCAATAGCAGGCTTGATGAATACTAGAGTTCCGGGAGCAAGTTCAGGCGTAAACTTTGCAGGAATACCACGTGGTTTATCTGTAGAATCTTACATAAGTAGAGTTTACTCTATGGCTAGAGAAGTTGTATCGTTCAAGTACGTGGCAACTGAAGCAATCTTGCAAACTATGAGAATGAAAAACTTTAATGCTTTTGAAGCTATGATAGACAACCCAGAGATTGCTGAACACGTTGTTAAAATTATGAAAACTGGACAGCCTTTAGCACAAAGAGCAGAGACAAACTTCTTACAACTTATGACTAACGCTGTTGCAAAACAAGTTGTTAAGTACGAAAGTGCAGAGGGTTCAAGATTAAATCCAAATGCAGGAGAGGGATTCTTTTCTTCAGACGGAGATGGGGTGATTAATAATTACAACAACTACGTCAAACGAGGAGAAGAAAAAGGTTTCTTGATAGGTGGCATGAATAAAGAAGCCTTTCCCGTAGCAGGAGAGGGAGAATACCTGACACCTAATCTAAAAGCTATAACAGGCTTTGGGCAAACTTCAGGAGCAGGACAAAAGTTTGACGTAAGAAAGAAACCTGAATTTTTAGGTGGCACACCTGATGCCAATCCTGAAACTCTAACAGGTTTTGAGAAAATATTCGGAAGAGTAAAAAATTAACCCAACTAAGGAGACAAACTAATGAAGATGTATAACAACGGTCAACGTAAAGGCATGATGTACGGTGGTGGTGCTACCCCAAGAAAGCCTATGATGTATGGTGGCACGACTAAAAAGAAAATGCAGATGGGTGGACTTGCTGAACAAAACAGAAAGTCAACTGCAGGTCAAACAGGGATGATGAACCCAATGGGTAGCATGACTGAGAAGAAGAAGTTCAGCATGGGTATGAGAAAAGGTGGCAAACTAAGTGCAGGTTTGACGGCTTTAAAAAAAGAAAGACCCGACGTTGTAAAAAAAATGGGATTTAAAAAAGGTGGCAAGACAGAAGAAACAAAAGTTGCTGTTTCATCAGCAGGCATGAACGAATACGGACTTGCTGCAAAAAAAGTTGGAGATAAGTATGAATCTTACAAAGGTGGTAAGAAAACAGGCACATTTAATTCACTGAAGGCTTTGGAAAAACACCAACTAAAGTTAATTGAGATTGATGACAACTTAGCTTCTAG